AAGTGACAACTCTACTTCGTATTAAATAAATTTAAGACTTCAAAACGCTATGGTGAGTTGAAATTGGGTATTGAAGACCCAAATTTAAGAAAGATATTAAGGTATTATCTTAAGATGAATGGTATGGGAGTTTTATTCAAGACTTCAACCGGTAAACCATTAACTAGAACCGAACTAAGTAAGGTTTTAATTAAGTATTCAAAGAAGTATATGAATAAATCAATTAGTACAACCCTTTTAAGAAAGTCATATCTCTCAAGTAAGTATGGTAATATGAAGGATGAAATGAAGAAGGATTCTAAAATACTCGGTCATGATGTTGCTACAACTGGTATGGCGGTTTATGTTAAGAAACCACAAGAAGAATCAAACGAATAAATCAATATCTATTCTTAATAAGTTACATTCTAATGAATTTATACTCCCACCCCAGCTATGTTTATATCTTCTCAATTCATTCATTCTTTTTACATTTTTCTCTCTGTTTTTATAATGATTTTGTTTTGCTTGTTCTTTGATTATTTCTTTTTTTATAGGATCATTATATCTATCTCTGTCTTTTTTTAATCTATATTCTAAATTTTTAGCACGATTATTTTTTTGATATTCTTTTTTATATTCTTCACTTCTATAAGCAACATGTTTATTTATACAAGTTGTTCTTTCAATCCAATATTGTTCTCTCATTCTTAGTTGGTCTCTATTTTCACAAGGATAATCTTCAATAAGATAAATATTGTAATCTCCATTATCTAAAATATCATAACTCATACATTTTCTCTCTTTACCTTCAAGATATTTTTTATAATGACCTCTATGATTATCAAGTCGCCTTACTAAAGGTTGTTGAATCGTGCTTCCAACATAAATATTTCCATTTGTATTATCTACAATTTTATAGATTGAAGAGTGAGTATATTTATTATATTTCATTTTTATTACTTATTTTTATATCGTAAAATATCTTTAATATCTTTTTTTCTATCAAATATTATTTTAATCTTTCATCATCTAAAATATCACGATTATCCATGATAAATTTAATGACTTTTTCTCTCATATCTTTATCTTTTTGGTCTTTAGTTTTCTTGGCTTTCTTGGGTGGTGCTTCGGGCATATCAACCTTTTTAGGCATTTTCTTTGTTTTTTGTTTAAATGTAGCCACAAGTTTTTTATTCTTGTGATCTACTTTATAACCCGCTTTCTTTATTTCCGCAATTAATTCATCTCTACTCTTACCTTTTGGGTCAATACCCATAGTTTCGTCATACTTCTTAATTAATCTTTTTAACTCGGGCATTTTCATTTCACCTTCGGGGACTTTAACCATTTATAAGTATATTAGATAAAAAAAATATATTTATTAAATTATAAAATGTTAGTTGATAAATCACATTCAAAAAAGGATATTGTTAACTTGTTCAAGAAGCATGGTGTAATCATAGATGATAAATTAAGCAAAGGTAATATAGTGAAAGATATTGAATTATATATAAAAAAATTTCAATATAATGATAAGATAAAGAATGAAACTGAATTAAAAGACTATTTAAAGAACACATCACCAAAACAAAGACCAAATACACAGCAAAAAAGTGAGATAATGTTTAAGGCAAAAAGGATAATAAAATGGGCTAAGAATGATTATATTTTTGATGGTGCAACATATACAAATAGTGAAGATCCATATAATGATATTATGAGTATTTATATGTGGGGTGATTTGCCTAGTGTTCGTCGTGCGTGTCGTATGTATAACAATTGTTTATATTGTAAAAATCATGTTAATCCAATTATATCAACAGAAGTAGAAGAAGAATTACAAAATCATAAATTTATTAAACAAGAAATAATGTATAAGTTACATATTAGAAAAGCAACAGTAGATAATCCAATATTAATAACTTTTGATTAGATGGGTCAAATTTAGACCCTTGACCTAAAATGGGTCAATAGACAAATAATTCTATAGAGACTTATATTGTCTATGGGTCTAAAATTGACCCATTCGTTTTAATCAAAATAATAATCTATTGTTATACTATAAATGAATAGTATTCAAAAGCATGATTTAGAATTTGGTTTTAAAAGTGAGGAAGATATACATCAAAGTTTAGAAGCTATATTTGGTAAATTAATGAAATCCAAGTTAAATCCGGAAATGGGTGAATTTTATGAGTTTGATAAATATAATGATAATTATTTTATTGAAATGAAAACAAGGAGAATACCACATAATAAATATGAATCATTATTCTTTGGTGTTAATAAATTAGAAAAGGGAGATGAAATACTCAAGAAATCTCCTCATTTAAGAATCTTTTATTTGTGGAAATGTTTAGATTGTTGCGTAGGATGGGAACACCGGTCAAGTGAATTTGAAATTAGAAAGCGTGGTAGAACTGATAGAGGCCGGCAAGAAATTGATTTATGTGTTGATATAAAACAAAAATTTATTAAACCATTAAATAATCTATTAGAAGATATAAATGGTGGAGAAAATTAAAATCACTTACAAGGGTGAAAGTAAAATGGTGCCTAAAAATTATATAGGTAATCTTAAAGGTTATGATAGACAAAAACAAATTAAATCAATCTTTGAAGGTACATTTAGACCAAAGACATCAGCAAGAGAAAGACAATCTAGTTGGACTGTTAAATTTAATAAAAAGTATGGTAAAGAATTAGATAAAATGAAAGGTGGGAGAAGTAAAAGAAATATTGCTAAAGTAACTGGAATACCCTTCAAAGCAATTGATGAAGTTTTCAAAAAGGGGGAGAAAGCGTATTTCACGGCGGGATCAAGACCAAATCAAACTCCACAGAGTTGGAGTTACGCCCGCGTGTATAGTTATATTCTTGGTGGTAATGCAAGAAAGATAGATAATCATATAACTAAAAAATATAATGTTAAGTTTTCTTCTTAGGCATAATTAAATATCCGTTTTCACTATCATTCTCAATAATTTTTAATTTAAGTAAACCAAATAAACAAGAGATAAACATTTCATGATCGCTTCTTCTTATGGGTTGTTTATTTAATTTTCTTTTATGAATCATATTACAGAAATGTGTAAATGTAAATATAATTTGTTTTATATTAAGTTTATCTTTCATAGATTTCAATATTAAGTATTCACCTTGATATTGATATACTTCAAATGTTTTCTTATTACTTAAAGGAAATGAACTAATAAGCAAACCCTTGTAATATAAATTAAGCGAACCATTTGAACCGTTATATATTGTCATATTCTCTATACTTTTAGTTAGATATTATATCTTTAAATATAAATAATCTTAAATTATACCAATTAATCTAAGATTATACTACTTAAAGACCGATTTTGACTTAAAAAGAGTATATATTTTAAAATATATACTCTTTTTAAGTCCATTTTACTACTTAAATAGGTATAATCTTAGATTAAACGGTATAATAATGGATTAATGGGTCAATATGGGTCAATTAAAGGTATAATGTTAGATTATAATTTAAGAATTTATTATCTAATATAAATTAATATATTGAATAATAATTATGGTGGATGAAAATGATGATTTGTACAATACAAAAGATAAATGTCAATATACTGGATTACCAATCTTTATGGGTTCTTGCAGTTGTTTCATACATAGAAAAATAAATGAACGTAGAACTTATGAAAAAATGAGAGATGAATATATAAACTTTAATCCAATAAATGAACCACCAGTTAACAAAATGAAGAAATCAAGCTCACACGAAATTCTACAAATAGAACCACCAGTTACTCAAGATGATATTAAAAAAGCGTATAGAAAATTATGCTTGGTTCATCATCCAGATAGACCGACTGGTTGTCATGATGAATTCATTAAAATCAATAATGCTTATAATGAATTAGTTTCAGTTTGCTAATTCTTGTAACTTATAAGTTAATTCTTTTTTAGGATTCTCATATAGCTCATCTTCATCTCCTTCATCATCTAGTGTTTCAAGCATATGTGATTCTAATTCAACATAATCATAAAACTCATTATCAATTTCATTAATATACTTTGATTTACATTCTAACTTTTCAAACTTTGTAATAAGTTGATTTTGTTTATTTTTCAATTTACTTAGATAATGATTTACACGTTCTGCATCATTACTTAAATTACTATAAAATTTTTCTACTTGTTCTTCTGTTTTGAATTCAACTTCTTTAACAACTTCTTCAACAACTTCTTCTGTATCAAAATGAACTACAAATTGTTTTGGTTTTGGTTTTGGTTTCTCAACAACTTCTTCTTCATCGCTTGTATCACTAATTAAATATTCATTAGGTGGGTCAATATTAGACCCTTCATTATTATTGTATTTTAATTTAGCATTCTCCTCCATTAGATATTCTATTTGATTATCTTTGTCTTGTAATTGTTTCTTAAGGTTTTCAATCTCTTGTTTTAGTCTTTCATTTTCATCGGTGCTTTTTTCAACACGCTTCTTACGATAAGGTTGCTTACCCTCCATTTGTAGAAGTTGTGTTTTTTGTTTTGAAATATATAAATTGATTTGGTTAACACGCCACATATCAAAGGCTTCAAACTTTGATGTATTTGTTTTATCTTCAACTATCATTCTCTTTAGTTGTTTCTTGAAACATAACTTAGCATTATTACTTGGAAATTCTTTGTCTTTTAGATAATCATTTAGAATATTACTTAGTCTCTTATCATAGTAATCATCTTGACGTTTAAGACTGTAATACGCACGGATTTCACTTTCACTTAATAAATTATCGTGGAACTTAATTGACTTTGGAATAATCATTATTTATACTATAGTATAGATAATAATTTTTAACTTTAAATACTTTTGACCCATTTTGACCCACGGGTCTAAAATTGACCCTAACTCTATTTTAACTATATAGCAATTAGAGAGCATTTATACTTTATTTGTCTCAAGGTCTAATATTGACCCAAATTTAAAAATCGATTTAATACTTTGATTTTTTCTTTTTTGTTTTTTTAGTTGATTTATAACCATCAAACACTTTCTCGGGTCTTATTTTTTTGTCATCATCGAGCGTTTTTTTGATATCAATTTGAATTTTATTATGATCCGTAATTGGTTTCACCTTTGTTGATTTCTTAGGCATTATATATAAATTTAATATTTTTTTTGATTTATTTATTTTACAAAAATAATATATATATAATATTTATAAAATGAGTTTAGTTGTTACATCAAATATTGCTACTGAAGATGATCCATCGTTCTCCAACGTTTTCAAACCCTTCTCCTATCAAAATAGATTACTGAACACGATGAGAATACCTCCTATGAGTGAGATTGCTTTACAAAGTGCTAAAATTAATAAAAATGGTTTATTTATTCTTGATAGAACTAATAGTGGTTTTTGTCATTATTTTGGTACACCTATAGAAGATTTACATGATGATGATATTAATAATTCTACCACACAACCCTTTAGAGCTGTTATTGGTGCGGGTGAAGCATTTAGAGCGGGAGACAAAAAGAATGAAGTAAATATTGATGATATGGCTAATGAAATCAAAAATGGATTAGATGAAGCAGCATTCCATCCTTCATTAATTACTGGTAGTGATACAACTGGTATTACGGTTGATCCACTTTATGATTCTACTACTACTTCATTTAAGGGTTTTAAATTTGTTACTACACAGCAAATCGCTAAAACTACAAGAAATGCTGCTGCTATAACTTTTACTGATATATCTAAAAATGAATCATATAATTTTACCCAAGCAGCGGGTAAAGTAACAAGTAGTGATGTAAGAGGTTTTTATGTCCAAAATAGAGAATATCCTATTTCTCAAAATGCGGGAACTTGCACATTTAATTTTAGTGATGCTCAAACTGGTAATAACCCTAATTGGATGGTTGGCTTATCAAGAATTAGTAGAGAAAGGGCTGCGGGTGATGCCGGCGATTTTGACTTTTTACCTAATTATTTTGATGATACACCAGTATCGGCACTACTGAAAAATCCTATTTATCCGAGAGGTCAATATGTTTACGCTGATATATGTGTTATGAGATTTGGAAGTGAATTAAGGGTTTATCAATCGGGAGCAAGAACAGCAGCTGGAAATGGAGACGGAATTTATATGAATGAAGTTACATATTATGGAGGTCATAATGCTAATTTTGCTGGTGTTTATGATATAGATACTAATGCTGATGATTATAAAAAGGTTAAATTTACTTTAACTAATGAAGAAATCAAGATAGAACTTATTGCGGGTGATGGTGGAACTGTTTTACTATGTGATTATACAACTTTGAGGGCTGCGGGTGCTGTGAAAAATCAATGTCTAAATCCCGTGAATGCTGCTAAATGGGCTATGTATCCAGTATGCTCTGCTGCTAGGCGTGGAGCAAACCCTCACGTGGCTCAAGAAATAGAATTAGAAAGTATTGACCATTATACAAATTATCCAACTTTTGATATTACAAAATATTTTAATTATGATTGGTGGGGTTGGTCTCAAGAATATAACCAAACTATCTTTTGTAAGAAATTAGAGATGAGAGATTGGAATAATTTCAGTCGCACAACAACTAATCATGGTGTTGCCGCAAATGGATTATTAGCTCCAAAAGGTGTGAATGCTTCTAGTGGTATGGATGGTTATGAATCACTAATTATTACCGCAAGAAGTGTTGCTTATGGAACATCAACTAATGAATGTAATACTCAATATACATTAGGTTTTGTTGGTGATCCAGTATCAAGACCAACTGTTACAAATATAGCTTCTACTAATGAAAGTTCTACTGTTCCGAAGCTTGTTTCAAATATTTCATTATTTATCAGATTAAATAATTTTACTCAAAATAGTGTTAACGCAAGACAAGGGACTAATTCTAAAATTGTAGCTCATTTACCTCGTTTTGATAATAGTGGTAATGAGACTGGTGGTTTATATTTTGAACCTCATGAAAAAACATATTTAGCATTAAATAATACTGATGAACTATTAATAAATTCATTTGATGTTGATATTGTTTATGATAATGAAACATTATGTACTGCTTTGAGTGGTAAGACAATAGTGTGTTTTCATATACGCGCTATGAAAAGGTGAAGTAAAGGGTCAAATTTAGACCCACATTTATTATTTAAAAATAATTATCTATATATAAGTATATAGAATGGATTTAACTGAAGCTCAAATTGCTAAAGTATTAATTGATTACAAAAAGAAGAGAGAAAGAGAGAATAAATACTATCATGAAGTTAGTAAACACGATGAAGAATTTATGATGAAGAATAGAGAACGAGCCAAGAATCATTATCATACTAAGGGTAAGGAAATGAAGTGTAACCAATATCAAGACAATAAAGAATTTATTAAAGCAAGATCACTATATAATTATTACAAAAAGAATAATAATCTTGATAAGTTCAAAGAGAAGCATGAAGAGAAATGTAAAATCCTTCAAGAAAAGGGTTTTGAATTATAGTTAGTTTTTTTATCTTATCTTTTTTTATATACTCATATTATAAATATGAGTGAATATGTTGACACAAAACTTATAAATTGTAATCGTCTTGCTTCAGTAGAAAGTAGAACTGGTAATGATAGCAACCCAGCCGTATTTACTAACCCTTTAAATGAAACTGTTAGGCTTGATATTGGTGATAAAGTTAGTCTAGAAAGAGCATTCATTAATGAAGTTGGAGCTGGTAATCCACAAACAATAGAATTTAAGGGTAATAGTAGAGGTAGAAATGCTGTTGCTACTTATACTGATATACAATATGGTGATTATTATTATAAAAAATCTAATACTTATGACCCTAAATATCGATTAGGTTATTATAGAAGTATTACAACAAATGAAGTAGTAAGACAATCTTTACCTAATACCCCACCTTTAGAGACTGATGATACAGTTGATTTAAGAGATAATTTAGCACCATTAGTTATTGGTTATTTTATTACTAATAATGAATATCCAAATTATATCCAACATCCTAGAAGATTCACAAGTAATCTCATGATTAGAGATAATGTGAATAGAAATACACCTAAAGCTTTTACTAATAAAGATAGTGAAGCAGAAGGATTACCACTTCTAAGATTAACTACAAATTCTGATTGTCCTTGTTTTGCTGATTATAGAAAAAGAGAAGACATAAGTGATTTACATTTTTATAAACAAAAGGTAGATAATACAAGATATACATTATTTATTAAAGATAAAATTGCTTATAGTGTTGGTGCTACAAATGATAGGGAACAATTCCCAAGTGTAAATCATAATGGTATTTTTAGTGAAGCTACATACTATAGAGTAAGAGAAAAATTAATTATAGAAGTGAATAAAGGATTTAATACACCTTCAGCTGTAGCAGACCAAATTACCCAACAATTAACTGAAACTAAAAATGAAGATATTTTTGAGATTTTAGATCAAGATAATTTTGTTAGACCATTAACAAAAACTATTGAGACAAATACATTTAAACCCATTAATGCTCAAAATGTTTATAATTTTTCTAAAACAGCTTATGATGCTTATATAGCTCAAGATTTACCGGTAGAAACTGATGATGTTCTAGACCAAGACGCAGTTGATTATATTGCTACATTTGGTTACATAGGTGTTAAAAGACCCGAAATTTTTGAGATGGGTAGAAGAATGCACGACAAAATAAATAATACAGCCAATCAACCAACTTTATATGATGAATTTGGTAATCAAATATCTACATCAGCATCAAAAGATTTTGGTTTTAGTACAATAAATACTGTCTCAATACCAAACTCTCAAATTAATAAT